TGGCCTGAAAAGATGCCCACTCACTTTGCACAACCTTGGGACTGCTCCTCCAGAAACCACGCAGTCTTTAGCATGGACAGAGTATCGTCTAGCCCTTGGATGTGTAAGATAGGGGGAGAGTTTTATACAGGTCGGTACATGTTCACTGTGGACTACACCGACAGTCATATTTCAGACGACCCAGCGCAGCACAAACAATCACATGTGCTAGAGCTAATAGACGCAGGAGAGTTTACAGGGAATATAGTTGCTCTCCCCAACAATAGAGTGCGGGTTACAAATCCTGCTTTGTGGGTTACAGGAGAAGGTCCACCAGACTTTGTTCCTAGCCAACACATACACAGCGCAGAGATTAATGATAGCTACATGGACCCCAGCATTACATTTGATAACTTATACGCAAAGGATTAGAACCAATGGCTGCTAAAAAGAAGACTAAGTACATGGCTAAAGGGGGCAAGACCTCTAAGTACATGGCAAAAGGTGGTAAGACCTCTAAGTACATGGCTAAAGGTGGCAAGACCACAAAAGGCATGGCTAAAGGTGGTGCCATGAAAAAGAGCAAGGGCATGGCCCGTGGCGGAATGAAAAACACCATGAGCGCCCGTGACACGGAAATGATGGCGCGTGGCATGAGAATGATGGCAAACGGTGGTAAGGTAACCGCTGCACAGAGAAAGAAACTTCCGCCTAAACTCGTAGCTATTCTTGATAAGAAAGCGGGTAAGAAACCTGCTGCTAAAAAGAAGCCTATGAAAAAAGCCACACGTATGGCCTGATGAAAAAACCTGATCCAAAAAAAGGAACGGGTAAAAAACCAAAGGGTTCCGGTAGAAGGCTATACACTGACGAGAACCCCAAGGATACTGTTAGTATAAAGTTTGCCACTCCTGCAGAAGCGAGAGCAACTGTTGCAAAGGTAAAAAGAATAAACAAACCTTTTGCAAGAAAAATACAGATACTAACTGTAATGGAACAACGTGCAAAGGTCATGGGTAAGACACAGGTTGTTTCAATAGCTAAAAAAGGAAAAGAGGCGATACGCAATGCCAGCAAAAAAAGCAAAGCCAAAGGCAAAAAAAAGTAGCAAGTCCCCTACGCCTAAGAATAAAGCTCTGTACGCAAGAGTGAAGGCAGAGGCTAAACGTAAGTTCAAAGTATATCCCAGCGCCTACGCAAACGCTTGGTTGGTCCGCACGTACAAGAAACGAGGCGGAACTTACTAATGAGCCTGAAGGAGTGGTTCGGCAAAGGCCCCAAGGGGGATTGGGTAGATATTGGTGCGCCAAAGAAAGGCGGCAAGTTTCAAGCTTGTGGTCGAAAGTCTGCGTCTAAGTCTAAACGTGCCTACCCTAAGTGTGTGCCACGCTCCAAGGCTAAGTCTATGACTGCATCAGAAAGAAAGAGTGCCGTTGCTCGTAAAAGAGCTAAACCGCAAGGTGTCGGCGGTAAGCCGACGAATGTCGCAACATTTAAGAGGAAGAAGTCAGTGAAAAAGAAAAAGATGCAAATGGGAGGCACAGTGGGCAACCCTGATATGTCTGCAGCTATGGGCGCAGGGACGATGCAACAGACTCCGGGCCAAACTTATATGAAGAAAGATAAAGGCGACCTCATGTCAGGTATGTACGGTGGCGGTCTTGTTTCTGGCATAAAAAACATTAAAAAAGAATATGCGATGGGTGGAGGAGTACGTAAAGTACGTTACTAATGGCAGAAGGTCTTTTACCCACTAAGAAGAAAAAACGCCAGCTAACAGAAAAACAGCTTGCGTATCTTGACGCACTTATGGATAATGGTGGTAACAATGCTGCAGCTTTACGTGTAGCTGGTTACTGTGAGACTACAGGTAAAGCAGTTATGAACTCTCTAGCTGATGAGATCGTAGAGAGAGCTAAGAACATGTTAGCCGCTAACTCAGTAAAAGCAGCGGCAGGTCTGGTAAATGCACTGGACGATGACGGAACAATCCCACGCGCTGAACAACGTATCAAAGCAGCGGAGTCTATTCTAAACAGAGTAGGAGTGGGCAAACATGATAAGGTTGAACATAATGTTACTGCTTTACACGGAGTGGTTCTTCTTCCGGCGAAGTCGGGGCAAGTGGACCCTGTTATCATAGACCATGAATAAAATATTTGTAGAAGTTACACTATCACGAACCAGAAAACCCCTGAGCTATCCTTGTTACATTCGTGGCAAGGGTAAGTTCTACAAAAGCACTGAAATAAAACTTACAGAAGATTTTATGACACGCGCTTTTGCAATTGATCGAGGAATAGTTGTAGAGGACAACGTAACTCAAAATGGCTAATGAAAGAGCTTTAAAAACTATAAAAAAAGGTTTAGAACTGCAGCTAAAAAAATCTCCAAAAGCTGAAAGGGAGGCTTTTGAAATAGATGCAGGTGATATCTCTCCTGCTTTAAAAGGTTTTAAAAAAAGCTTTAGTAATGAAGAAGCATTTAACGCCGCTGCGTTTGCAATTATGACAGGCATAGACATTAAACTAAATCCTGAAAAATATAGCCGTAAAGAAATAGAAAAAAGAGTTACTGAAAAGGGTTTCAATGCATTCCTGAACGCAATTGATGACGGTATCAATAGCATTTTAAGAGATGCTGGAATGCCCTCTGGAATGACTGTAGGTGCAGGATATCAAGATATAGAATCTTTTAAGCGGGGTACACCTGATATAATAACAGGTAGATATAAGTATGGACCCCTTTCGCTAGAAGCAGGAGTAAACCCAAAAAACCGAAAAGCTAATGTTGGAGTAAGATTTAGACTCCCCATAGGGGGCAAAGCAAAAGGCGGCAAAGTAAAACAATACGCAAAAGGCGGTGGAGTCCGTAAGCCAAGGTTGAAGTAATGGCAGCAAAAAAACGAAAAGCTAGCGGAAACGCTAAAGTAATATTTCACAAAGGTAAAACTCTTGGACGATTTAGATCACCGGAGCGAAGGCATAAGAAAAACATCAGAAGAAAGCCCCCTGCCTTTGGTAGATAAAGCTGACGTAAGAGAAGAGCCTGTCAAGCGTAAGCGTGGCCGTCCTAAATTAGCCGAAGGCGAGAAGGGCAACTACCGCATCTCTGCAAAAGAAAGAGCGCGACGGGCTTCCGCCGCTGCAGTACGTAACGCAGACAGGGCTAAGAAGAAGGCACAGAAGAAAGCGTCAAAGGCAAAACAAAAGAAAGAAAGCATCAAGAAAGTTGAACAAGCTTTGTTTAACAAGAACGGTGCTAAGGTTATAGAAGACACTACACTACAACATGTACCAAAACCAGTAAGACAATTAGTTGAAGATGAAGCAGAAGTTATCTTCAAGCCAAATGATGGACCCCAAACTGACTTTTTGGCGAGTCCTGAGAGGGACGTTTTTTACGGTGGCGCTGCTGGCGGGGGCAAGTCTTATGCTCTTCTTGCTGATCTCCTTCGTTATTGTAACAACCCTAACCACCGCGCCCTTATCATTAGGCGCACTTTAGACGAACTTACAGAACTGGTTGATAAAAGCAAACAACTTTATCCAAAAGCTTTTCCCGGTGCAATATTTAGAGAGTCAAAAGCTATGTGGCAGTTTCCGTCAGGGGCTACAGCATGGTTCTCTTACCTAGACAAAGACAAGGACGTAACACGCTACCAAGGTCAGGCTTTTACTTGGATTGGTATTGACGAGATAACACACTACCCAACTCCCTATGTATGGGAGTATCTGCGTTCCAGACTTCGTACAACGGACCCGCAGATTGATGCGTACATGCGCTGCACAGGAAACCCCGGAGGGGTAGGTGGCTGGTGGGTCAAGAAGATGTACATCGACCCTGCACCGCCTAACACACCTTTTGCAGCTACCGATGTTGATACAGGTAACGCTCTTTTGTGGCCTGATACAGCAACAAACGGTAAAGCAGGTCAGCCGCTGTTTCTTCGTAAATTCATTCCGGCGCGTTTGACCGATAACCCCTACCTCGCTGAAACTGGCGAATACGAAGCCATGTTGAGGTCGCTCCCAGAGGTTGAAAGAAGACGGCTTCTAGAAGGGGATTGGGATGTCGCAGAGGGAGCGGCGTTCCCAGAGTTTTCCCGCAACACTCACGTTGTGGAAGCCTCACAGGTGCAAATACCCCAAGGCTGGTTACGCCTTCGTGCAGCAGACTACGGGTATGCCGCCCCCTCTTGTGTCCTGTGGGGCGCAGTTGATTGGGATGATACACTTTGGATTTACAGAGAGTTTTATGGCAAAGGCCAAACTGCAGAAACTCTAGCTAATATAATTGTAAATCTTGAGGGTAATGATCCCGGCATGTACTACTCAGTGCTTGACTCTTCTTGTTGGAACAGAACAGGCTCTGGACCTTCAATCGCTGAAACACTTATCCGTTGTGGTGCTAGATTTACTCCATCAGATAGAAACAGGATTGCAGGTAAGTTAGAACTACATAGACGTTTACAGGTAGATCAATTTACAAAAGAACCAAGAATAAAAATACTTTCAACCTGTACACATTTAATACGCACTTTATCAGGGTTACCGCTATCAAAGACAAACCCTGAAGATGTAGATACAAAAGCAGACGATCATGCCTATGATGCTTTGCGGTACATGTGCATGACTCGCGCAAGAGGGCATCTAACCATCAACTCTATGATGAACAAGATGAAAGAAGCAAAGCCTGAACCGTTTGACTCTACGTTTGGATACTGAAGATGACTCTTAGCCTTAGAGATGACATAGCTACATTTACAGACCAAGAAAAAGGTTTTGAAGATAAAAACAAACTTGTCGTACCAGAGGATTTTGAGACAAAGTATGATAATAGTTTTTCATCTCCATCTTCTGACGCTGAGATGGATTCTGTGCGTAAAGCAAGAGCGGCTGAAAAAGAGGGAATAAAAAACTATAAACTTTTTACTGAAGAAGAAGTAAGAAAAATATACAAAGCTGTTGATGAAGTTCATCCCTATGATGAAGTAAAATCAACTGTGCTAAGAGATGATGGTAAGCCCACTCAAGAGCAACTTAAAAAGTTCCGCAATGCTAGATTAAAATGCCAAATTATGATGGCCTATAGCATGGGTTTACGGGCAAGTGAGCTTGCTGAAGTAGATAAACCAGAATACGCTTTTAAATGGCAAAACATTGACCTTGAACAGGGTACGGTAAAAGTAACGGGTAAAAACAATAAAACAAGAAAAATAATTATACCTCCCTCCGCGTTATTACATATGCGCGAGTGGTACAAGGTAGCAAGTCAAATAGATCCTAACTTTAAAAACTCACCTTTTGTATTTCCCTCTTTTGATAGAGCAGGTAATGTAGACATAAGCAAGCCTATGTCTGGAGATGTTTTTGCAACAAACCTAAAAGCTCTGTCGGAGGCTACGGGTATAAATCCAAAAAGACTCAGGCCACACGTATTTAGACACTCATACGCAACGCACATGTATATGCATGGTGTAGGTCTAGAGGCCATATCAAAACAGCTAGGCCATGCTCGTTTAGATACTACTGAAATATACAGGCACCTCACGGATGAGTTTTTAGAACTTCAAGTTAGACCTGTCGTTGAGGGTCTTGATCCGAGCGGTAGAACTTTAACACCTACGGAACAAGATAAACCTAAAGGAATTATGGGGCAAGGCTCTAGCAAAGAGTTTACTGCCTTTGTAAATAATTTAGAGCCTGAACAAAGGTCAAGTCTTCAGGATGTCATGCACAGTTTTAGGGATGGCGTTGGTGATGAAAATAAAGGCCGCGTGTATCTCCTAAGTCAGTTTGACAAACTTGGATTTGGCGACAACGTAAAACCTCTTCTAGATCGGGAGGCTATGAGGCTACGCCGAGGTCAAGTACCCGGAGGCGCGGGGGGAGTTCCAAGCGCAGCGCAACAAGCGCAAGAAGGTGTATATCGAGTATTACAAGATAGTCCTCTTACAAACGAAATGGATGCAAAAATAGCTGAAGATAAATTAAAAGCATCTTTACCAAAACGTCTTGGAGAGAGAGACAACTTTACACAAGGTCAGTTTGGTAAAAATTATAAAGTAAATGTAACTCCTGAAGGAGCGCAGATTGTTCTTGACATAGCTAAAAAAGACAATATAAATATTGCACAAGCATACGACAAGTTAGTTACAAGTGTTGAAACTACCCACTATGCTTTAGGTGATCCTGAAGCCCGTAGTAATTTTAAAAACTATATAAATACAATATTTCCTCAAGGCATAGGAAGACCCGGAGAAAAAGTTCTATTTGACCCTCCCGGTCTTCCTAAAGGAATGATTGCTGATGCTTATGATCATCATGTCATTGCACAGTATCTATTTGATAATGGTAAATTAGTGGATGGAGATCCTGTTAAGACAACAGAGGGAAGACGTGCAGGGCTGTACAAATATGCACAGAGTGTAAATGCTGTAAATAAAGATGGTAGCATAAAAAGAAGTGGCGATCCTCAAGTAAGCGGCTTTGTTGGAAATCAAATAGCAGCGATGGAGGCTAGAGGAGGAGAGTATCGTTGGTCATCATTTGATATTGATAAAGATACGGGACAAAGAGTTTACATACCGTTTGTTGGGCCAGATGCGCCAGTATATCCCTATCTTACACCTAATCTTAGTGGCTATAAAGTATCAGACGCAGAAGCAAAGAAAAAACCCGGAGTCTTACCCGCGTGGGCTAGACAAACACCATCACCTGAACAGGCTAAATTTTTTGCAGACATGAGAGAATATGACACTCTTAATGATGCGACTAAAAGGATGAGAGGTAATCCAAACTTAGTATCTGATCTTTCTGCTGCAAAAGAACGTATGGGGGAAATAAAAGGAGAATACAAATTCAGGCAAGGAGTCCCTACAGTATTTCCAGAGTTTGTCCCCGGTCTTGTTGATGCTCCCAAAACAATACTTTCTCTATCTCGTTCATTTGACCCTAAAAACCTAGATAAAAATGCAGAGCTAGCAGAAAGAGCCGCAACTAAACAAGCACAGACTCCTGACACTAATAAATTAGTTACGGTCCCAAAGACTGCTTTGTTTGAAAACAAAAAACTTGAATTTAAAAAATCTGCACAAAAAAGCGCACTTGGCGACGCGCTGAATAAATTTGGCAAAGGCACCGCAAAAGCACTTCCGTTTATTGGGCTTGGATACGGGGGTTACGAAATATACAAGGGCAAATCTGCGTTAGCAGTTGGTGCAGAAATGCTTACTCCTATGGTCTTAACTGCTAGTGAAGCTCAAGCACCCGGAATGCTTGACATCGAAAAGCAAAGACAAGAACTAACAAGAAAAGCACAAGAGAGAGAAATGAAAGAACTCCGCAGTGCGGATGAAGCTGCTTTCTCTGCAATAGAGAGAGCAGAAGCCGTAAAACCCTTGCAAGGTGCAAGGGGATTTTTATACATGGATTAACAGAAAGGAAAAACCATGAAAGCGTATGGAGCCGATTACATTATGGGCATGATGAGCAAGCAAGGTGAACTTAGTGAAGCTGCAGAAGGCGCACTATACCGTGAAGGTCTTGATCAAATGCTTATTGGTAAAATTGACCGTGAAGCACTTCAGGTCGATATGCCCAAACAAAAAAGCAGCACCGTTGACCCTGCAATTTTCCGCATGGCGGATGAAAAAGACTACTAAGTAACAAGGAAGTCTCACTATGGAAGATACGCCTTTAGGCGATACTCCCGTTTCTGCTGACCTTGATGATGTTCCTAACGTAGTAGGTGCAATACAATCTAAATTTAGTGATGCGGAACACGGCAGATATCAGCACGAACAACGCTGGCTAAAAAGCTACAAAAACTTTAGAGGTATCTACGACTCAACTACACAGTTTCGTGAAACTGAAAAGAGTAGAGTCTTTATAAAGATTACCAAAACAAAAGTTCTTGCAGCGTTTGGTCAGATCATTGACGTACTATTTGCCAATAAGAAGTTTCCCATCGTTGTAGAATCCTCTCCTATACCAGAGGGCATAGCAGAGTTTGCTCACCTAGACGTTACAGGGCAGATGCAACAACAGCAGCCCCCGATGGACCCGTTTGGGTTTGCTGGGGACGGGCGGGAACTCCCTCCGGGTGCTATGGAAGCAGAAACCCCCGAAAATTTTCTTGGGGGTATGGCGGAAAAGTATGATGGAGCAAACCTTGCAGAAGGCCCATCTCGTATGGGTGAGCCGCAAATATCTCCCTCACGTCAATCTGCACTGGCTATGGAAAAAGTTATTCATGACCAGCTACAAGAAAACAATGCAGTAAATGTATTGCGTCATGCAATATTTGAATCTGCACTTCTAGGCACAGGAGTTATAAAGGGACCATTTAACGAAACTAAAACTCTACACCGTTGGAATGCTGATGGCTATGCACCATACAAACGCAGTGTCCCACGTATTGAGTCGGTTAGTTGTTGGGACTTTTTTCCTGACCCACGGGCTACAAGCATAGATGATTGTGAGTACGTCATTCAGCGTCACCGCATGAGTGCTTCTCAGCTACGAGACTTGGCAGAAAAACCGTACTTTAGACCTGATAATATTGCAGAGTGTTTAAGTACAGGTCCAAACTATGATGACAAGTATTATGAAGAGACCATTCGTAGGGAAAGCTTGGAAGATATGTCTGACAATACTCGGTTTGAAGTTCTTGAGTATTGGGGAAAGCTTGATGCACGATTTGCTTCTGAGATCGGGCTGGGTTCCGAAGGGGACATTGACGAACTTACTGAGCTATCTGTAAACGTATGGATTTGTGGTCAGCATATTATACGGGCTGTTCTTAACCCATTTGTACCTTACAAACTTCCCTTCCACGCATTTCCATATGAGATAAACCCTTATCAATTATTTGGTGTAGGTATTCCTGAAAATATGGAAGATGCACAACTACTAATGAATGGTCATGTAAGAATGGCTATTGACAATCTAGCGTTAGCTGGTAATGTAGTATTTGATGTAGATGAAGCATCTCTTGTACCGGGACAGAACTACGACATCTATCCGGGTAAGGTATTTAGGCGACAGTCTGGTAATCCCGGCACAGCTATCAACTCTGTAAAGTTTCCAAATACTGCTGGTGAAAACATTCAGATGTATCAGGCTGCGCGTCAATTAGCCGATGAAGAAACTGGTCTGCCCAGTATCATGCACGGTCAGACAGGCGTTACAGGTACAGGTAGAACTGCCGCAGGACTAAGTATGTTGTTAGGCGGTGCTAATCTAAGTATTAAAACAGTAATAAAAAATATTGATGACTTTCTACTAAAACCAATGGGAGAATCTTTCTTTCATTGGAACATGCAGTTTAATGAAGAGAAGCCTGAGATTATGGGTGATCTTGAAATAAAACCGCAAGGCACGGCTGCAGTGATGCAGAAAGAGGTTCGCAGTCAACGTCTCACAGCACTACTACAGACTGTTGCAAACCCGATGTTAGCACCCTTTATAAAGATTCCAAATCTTATAAAAGAGCTAGCAATTGCACAGGACATTGATCCTGATCTACTAGTTAATGATGTAAATGATGCCCAAATTTTTGCAGAAATATTGAAAGGGTTAAATGCTCAACAAGGAAACATGCCAACTCCTGATGCCGCTGGTCAACCAGACCCAAGCATGGGGCAGTCTGGAGGATTACCTGAAGGAGCTTCAGGACCGTTATCTGGGCCTCCTGACGGAGGAGAAATCGGAGTCGGAGATGCGGCAACTGCAGGGCAAGCTGCAGCTAGTGAAGCACCTCCTATCTCTTAAAACACAAGTAACAGAACAGAAGAAAGTATATAGTGGCAACTAACATACAAAAAGAAGCACTAAAATTATTTGGAACACCGACAGGTGGTGAAGGGTTAATGACCTTTGATCCAGAGTCATACTCCAGAGCGGTGGGACTTCCCGGCACTGAAGACATATCAGGCCCTAGTCCTCTTGGTGCGATTGCCACTAGAGAAAGCAGAACATATACTCCACCAACTCGCAGTATATCTGCAGGTCTTGAAACAGACATACAAACTGATCCTGCTTTCTTATCTGATGTAAATATTGCCGCACCATCACTAGATGATATTGAAACAATAAATGATGTTCCGGGTTTTGAGAATGTTAGTCCAGAGGCTATAAAGTCTCTTGGTTTAGTTGGAATGACTCCTACAAGTCTTACTAGAACTTTTAATAATATATTAAGTTTAGATGCAAACAATGTGGTAAATAATGGTTTTAACATTGCTACAAAAGGAACACCTATAGGTGGAGCATTAGCCATTGCACAGAAGGCACTATCTGGTGCTTTTCAAACAGGTTTAGCTCAAGGTAATTCGAAGCAGATTGCTGATTTAGCCATACTTGCTAACAACATATCAAATATTAAAATTGATTCATTATTATCTACTCCTGATAAAGTTCAATCAAATATAGAAGAGTTTTTTACAGGGCTTGCAAATTTTATAGAGTCCCCTATTGAAACATTACAAGCATTTGGTGAATTAGCAGGGACATACGTAGAATTTGGAACATTTAATCCTGATCCAAAAAGTTTTAATGTTAACGGTATTGAAGAAACCTTTTTAATGGATGCTAAATCAGGAAAGCATGTTACAGATATGCCGGGTTTTGTACAAAGTTTTGTTTCTTTAGCTGGCATGGGAAGTGTAGTCAGTGGTGCTCAAATGCTTGCAGAATTTATAGGGGGAGAGTCTGCACAACAAAAAGCAGAACGGATGATGGAGAACATATCTATCGCTGCAGAACTACCAAGCTTTACTGGGCAAGTAAGCACGCCGTTAACAGGAAATATTAATTTTGGAGTAACTAGTGTTTCTCCGGGCCTTTCATTTACAGGCGCTGCAGAAAAAGGTTTTGGAGAAATAGTATCAGTAGATTTATCTGAGTATGCTTTGGCAGGTGTAGGCAACATAAACATTGATATGGCTGAGTTTAGTAGGACAGGTACTATTGATGGAGCGGTTACAAGTGGGCAGTCTTTTATAGGCCCTGAAGATGAGCAGATTGCAGAAGAAATAGCCACTGCCTTAAACGCTGCAAAAGATACACCTGAGTATCAAGCTGCAATAGCTTTTAGCGAAGCAATAGGTCAGATGGCAAGCACACAATTTACTGAGATAGCAGATACTGCGTTATCTAGCGTACCCTCTGTAAGTCAAGCAGTTGCACAAGAGATGGCAGAAATAAAAGATATGATATCAACGGGAGTAATTAATAGCCCCCTTGGTCTTCAAGATTATGTAGAGGCAAAAAATATAGAACTAACTCCAAACCCAGAGACAAACAAACAGTATTTTGAATTTGCATATCAAGCAATTATGAATGGAATGCAGCGGGAGCAAGCTCAACAATATGCTGAAATTTTAGGTGGTTTAAACATTTTCGGTCAGCCCGATTTTTCAAATTTACCCCCAGATTTTCAAAGTTACATACAAGAAATGCAAGACGCAGCATCCGAAGCCATAGGCGATAGATATAACGCGCCT